TGGATTACGAGAAATTGTATCGCGTCTATGCTGTCAGAGGCAGAAAATCGAAGTTCGAACCACGAGAGCTGTTCAAGGTGATGGTATACGGATACCAGTGCGGGATCTATTCCATCCGAAAACTGGAGGAAGCATGCTTATACCGCATTTCCTTCAAGTGGCTGCTTGAAGGAAATCCCATGCCGGACCACTCTACATTAGCGCGGTTCCGTACAGGGCGATGCGGCGAAGCGTAGAGGTCTTGTTTTACCAGTATGTGAATCTTCTGGAGAAGCAGGGAGAGACCGATCACGAAACGATATTTGTAGACGGAACCAAGCTGGAAAGCTGCGCTGGAAGATATACCTTCTGCTGGCGGGGAAGCGTGGAGAAGCATCTGGGGAAAGTGCGCGGAAAGGTGCTGGAATTGACCGGGTTGAAGAAGCTGGAGACTTTGGATTTATATCTGGAACAGCGTAAAGAAAATATCGCTTTTGTTTACGGAAAGTCTCTGTCCGAGATAAGTATTGGTGAACAAAAAATATACATTTTTAAAGATAATCATGCATAAACGGTTCTGGTGCTGACAGAGAAAATATACTCCCTTACAAAAACATCGAACAGGTCCAGTAAAAACGGACAATAGACAAAATCCCCCCTTGATGTAGTTAATTCCCTACATCAAGGGGGATTCGTTATGCGTAAGAGAAAATGCACAAAGATTCAAGTATTGTTGCCAGTAATAGAAGGAATGATCGCTGACGGAATGAGTCACCGGGAAATAGAGCAGGAACTCGGTTTGGAGGGCGATCGCCCAATTCACAACCTGTTAAAACGCCAGCGACACAAAGCAGCCAACGAAAAGCCGAAATATCGCAGCAGGAAGCCGGCCAAAACCTTACGAGAGTACAAATATGAAAACGAGCGACTAAAAATGGAAGCAGATTTGTTGCGGAATTTTCTGCGCTTGGGAGGAAGGAAGTGAGGCCACAAGTCAAATATCAGGTTATTTACATGAATCGAACGCGTTACTCCGTGTGTACAATGTGCCAGTTTTTCGGTATTTCACGCAGCGGATATTACGCTTAACTGTTATGAAATGACTTTTGTCAAGGGGTAGAATCCTGTCAAAAGCAAATATTTGTGCGAGAGCATGTGAGAAGATCCAAGACAATCGGCCCGCCGGGCCACAGAATATTCCACATTTCAGTCCCTGCTCAAACGGCAGTGCCTGCTTTGCTATTCTCTTTGCGTTCTGAAAATTCCAGACTTTTCCACAATTATGACGCTCTTGGATGCAGAAAGAGCTGCTGCAGAATTTTTCATTCTGCAACAAGCCTCTTTTCTGTCCATTCTCCGAAGTTCATCGCCATCACCTCACTGCTCCGAGAGGTACCGGATATACGCCTGCACATACTCCTCGTAGGTGGGGTATTCCGTCACCTCCGGTGCGCCATGACCGGTGCGGATGTAGCTGTCACGATGGCGATTCCACACATCCTCCGACAGCATGCCGTTGATCTCCTCCTCGGTATAGCGATTGGCACGCAGATACGACACGGCTTCTTTCTACGCGGACGGCTCCTCCGTGCCCGCCAGCAGGCTCTCCACATAAGCACGTGCTTCCTCCATGGAGGTGCCGCCGCCGGTGCCGTGGTAGTCGGGACTGGCCATCTTCTCCGCACGCTTGGCAAGCGCCGCTTCCGCCGCTGCACGGTCGCCCCGCTGCGCCGCCTCGATGGCGTCACGGTAGTAGTCCGTTCCGGCGTAGGGATCTTTGCCGGACACGACAGGCGTCTCCGGCTCGATGTACACAGGCTCCTCGTCCTCCTGCGGCGTGTACTGGAGATACCGCAGTGCATTGGTCAGAGCATCCTGCTGCTTCTGATAGGCCATCTGCTCCAGCCACTGCTGGTACGCCAGCGCATCCTGTTCCTTCTCATAGTCAAAGGCATCCTGTCGGTACTGGTTGTCGATGGCGTCCTGCTCCTTCCCGTAGTTGAACTGCTCCAACCACTTCTGATACGCCAGCGCATCCTGTTCTTTCTCATAGTCGAACTGCGTCTGCCAGTTCTGCTGCGTCAGGGCGTCCTGCTCCTTCTCATAGTCGAAGTCCTGCTGCCATTTGCTGTCCGCCACGCTGTCACGGTACTGCTGATACGCACTCTCCAGCTCCGCATACCAGTCGCTGAGCTTGTCCTGATAGCGTTCGTAAGCCTCCGCCTCCTGCGACTGCAGCAGTTTCAGCGCGTTCACATCCTCGTCGTAGTCCGCCTGATACATCTGATAGGCCAGCTGTGTCAGCTCCGGCAGAGCCTCCATCAGCTTGGCATTGTAATAGTCCCCCGCCTGCTGGGCCGCGGTGACGGCGTAGCTGTTCATGCCGCCGGCATGGGAAGCCGCCGACGCCAGCGTATCGTCTACGGCGCGGCTGCCCTCCTGCTGATACTGGGTGCGGTACTGCCGGTACAGGGGGTCGCTCTCCGCGTCATAGCGGAAGGCTGGCCGGTTCTCCAGACTGTCCAGCAGGCTGTCGATGCGGTCTCCGTAGCTGCTGGTGTAGGTGGGTTTCTTCGCCCGATACGCCGAATCGTCAAAGCCCGCAGGCTTTTCCAGCCGGAAGGCGTCCCCGGTCTCCGCCGTCACCTCCGGCAGCAGCTGCTCCTTGTCCTCTTCATAAACATACTTCCATCCCATATTCTTCTCTCCTTACCATTCGCCGCCGTCCACGCTGACAGCGGCGTTTTCCGTGATGACCAGCTGCCCGTCGCCGGTCAGATACAGCATCTGCTGCCCGTTCTTCCCCTTCAGCACAAACCGGAATGCACCGTCCACCACGCCGGCAGTGAACACCTCTCCGCCGCTGCCGGCGAGGGTCAGACCGTTGCCGGCGAAAACCGCGCCGCCATCGGAGGATTTGATGTCCGTCTTGTCCGTCTCGATCTCCGTGATGTTGCTGCTGTCCAGATTCATCAGGGTGTATTCCAGCTGCTCCTGCAGATAGCGGATGTGGTTTGCCAGACGCTGCAGTGCGGCGGGATCGCCTGCCTCCAGACGTCCCAGCTGTGTGGTAAATACCGGCATTACACATCACTCCCCACTGTCAGTTCCCGTACCAGCGTCCGCAGCAGGCACTTTCCCTGCCCCGTGAGCCGCAGCTCCAGCCGGTCGCACCGGGTAGGCAGCACCGGGATGCTCGCCGTCCTTGCACGCCCCCCGTGGGTGGTATAAATGGTCTCCCACGTTTCCTCGTTGTCACGGCGCAGCTGCACCTGCAGCCACGCGCCCTCCTCCAGCTCCAGCCGCAGATGGAACTTCGAGTAGCCCTTCCGGCTGAGAACCGTTTCGGAGAAGGGGCAGAAGGTAACGCTCCACGGAATGCGTTCCGCATTCTCTCCCTCCGCCGTCTGCCACAGCGTGCCGTCCTCCGCCAGCAGGTACACCTGCCCGTTCCAGCGGGTCATATCCACGCAGCGGAGGTCATCCTCCCGGAGCCAGATGCCCCGCCGGACATCATAGGTCAAAAGATGCCAGCCGCCCTCCCCTTCCATGGAGAAATAACAGCGTTCATCGTCAGCGGCGGCACAGGCGTTCCGGAACCGGCGATCTCCGAAATTGGCGCTCACCAGCTCCGGCACGCCGCCGGTGTAGGCGTACACGCCGCCGCTGCCTTTGTAGTACAGCGTTTCGTTGAGGACGCACAGGCTCTTTTCGCTGCCCGCCTCCACGCCGCACACCTGCGCCGTGACGATCTGGAAGTTGCCGGGCTTGGAACCGTACAGCTTGTGGAGGGTATGTTCCTTGAAGAAGCAGATGTGACCGGAATAGGGAATGCAGCCGGTGAAAGCGCCCTCGCTGGCCACGTCGATGTAGTAGCTGTCGCCGGAAAGGCCGTCAAAGACCTGAAAGTTGAAAGGGTCGCCGTAGCAGCTTCCGTAGATGGTATTGCCGTGGGTACCCCACAGCCGGTAGTTGCTCTCGCAGATGAAGTCCAGGTCCGGCACCGTGCGGCGGAGAGTAACAGGCCCCACTTCCTCTGCGGCTACAAAGGTGTTCTCATAGACGCCCAGCACCCCCGCCTCCACACTGCGGAGAATGACGGCACGGTTGTTCTCCTCCACGGCGCAGCCGGTGATGGTGACGGCATCCCCTGCCCGGAAGGGAAAAACAGCCCCCTCCGCCGTGATAGCGGCGTCGGTAAACATCGCACCGGACACCACAGCCTCCGCCTCCAGACTGCCGAACTCGCCCTTTTCCGTGTTGTAATACGCCTTGTCCGGGAAGATCACCACATAGTCGCCGATGGCGGCCAGCTGCTTTCGTCCCGGTGTCACCTGCCCCACGGCGTTGCCTTTGTGGAACACCGTGCCGCCGGACACCGCCAGAAGTCCGTCCTTAGCGATGAGGCCGCCGGGCTCGGGATAGCATCCTGCCTCACGGCGGGGCGGGCGCTGGGAAAGGCACGGAAACTGCGCCGCGGAGAGGTTTTCACAGTGGGAAAGCTCTCCCTCCGCCCAGTCCTGCCCCCAGTTGAGGCCACGGAAGGCCACGGTGTACTGTCTGGTGTTTTCATTGCCGGTTTTCAGATAAGGCAGCATCCCATCACCCCATCACCTTCCAGACATTCCGCGGGCCGGAGAGCCCCCGTGTGCGGACATGCCACGCCTTCAGCTGCTCCAGACGGTTCTGAAACAGGATCATCGCATTGTTGTAGTTGCCGTACTCCCGGTTGTGGAAATCGATCATGGCCATGACGTACAGGCTGTAGATCTCCTCAAAGGGATGCCCCACCCGAAGGG